ACTTTTTCTTCCATTGTTTTAAGTTTATCATTTGTAACAATAGTATTACCTTTGTTAGTTTCAATGTTTAACAATAAATGGCTTTGATTTTCTTGTATTCTAGCGATGTATCCGATTTGATTTTTTAAATCTGTGTTTTGTATTTTTTCAATTGCGGATTGATTTTTATTAATAGTCTCTGTCAGATCTACGATGTACTTAACCCCTGTAAATGTTCCAACTATTAAGGAAGCTACTACAGGAACCATCACTACGTTTTTCTTTAACAGATCTACTACATTCATTTAACATCCTCATTTTTTTTCTTCAGTTGTATAAAACATTTTATTACTATCTTCAGTCAACCAATCTTTATTCTCTACATTCCATTTTGTAGTTTGAACACTATAATCAGGCACTTCTCTCTCAGTAGTGTAATTTGGAGCGTCCCATAATATTCTATTATTGGGTTGCGCTGCATAGTTGCCGCTATCTAGGGCAAGTATGTGAGCACACTTGTGTTCCGCAGGAATCTCAGAATGCTCGGTATCTAGTATATTACTATCTGGATGTCCCCAGTCAATAGTAAATAAATATTCAAACGGGTAATTTACTTTATCTTTACCAAAATACTTACCGCGTTTTCCTCTTAAAAAACTAAAACAATGAACACTAGGATAATAACTAAAGCTATTCCATAATTGAAGATTGTCGATTGGGATATCTGGTACGTCTTTTCTGTCAAATTTTTCTTGAAAAAACGCTGATATAGGTAAACGCCAAAAGCACGCACCGTTGGGTAGCATGATATTAAATAAGAGTGCACGATCTGTAATAGAGACCACACTAAAGACACAACAGTCAACAGACTCTCCTTGATGTTTTTCCAAATCATATAAATACTCCTTCCTTATTTTGCAGTAAATTGGTGGTATGTCAGCATTTAAATAAGCCATCGTTTATTTTATTTCACCCCAGTTTGGACCTGCTTCGTAATCTACCTTATTAGGTACCTCTAAGTCAACCGCAGATTCCATGATTTCTTTTATCTTATTAGCGTGTTCTGTTGACTTAATAGATATATCTAGTTCATCATGTACTTGTATATGTGGTATAATACCTTCTTTATGTAACTCAATCATAGCTTTCTTTGTCATGTCAGCAGCTGATCCTTGTATCAATTTGTTTAATGCTTTGTATGTAAATGCACGCTTGATCCCTGGTCCGTGTTCCAAGAGCGCTTTATCATGTGGCAAGGACTTATGAATACCAAATTGATTAGGTTCCCATAAATGAAACCTGCACAAACGACCAAGTAACGTCCTAATTTTACCAGACTCTTGAGCACGTTGCATAACGTTATCCATTAGTTGTTTAACAAAAGGTACTCTGTTGTGGTATTGTTTAAACAGACCATCAGCTTTATCTTTAGATACACCAAGTTCTGCCTGTAATTTATTTTTACCCATACCATAAAACAAACCAAGATTAATTGTCTTAGCTTGAGTTCTAGGTATTTCTGCCATGTCAGCAACAATTGTATGAAAGTCTGCATCACCTTCGTTGTATGCATCTAATACATCACTTACTCCATACAGATTTTGTAAAGCTGCATAATGGACCACAAGTCTAGGCTCTTGCTGAGAATAGTCAAAACAACCCCATGTATGGCCTTCCTCAGGTATAAATAACGCCCTTATCTTAGGTCCAAGATCTTTGTTACGTGCAGGAATTTGCTGTAAATTAGGGTTAGAATAACTAAATCTACCGGTCACAGTTCCGCCATTATCTGATCTAAGTTGGTTAATATCCGCATGTATTCTACCCTTGTGTGAGTGTTTTAATATGGTATCAATAAACGTAGTGTGAGCTTTGTTGATCTCTCTTGCTTTAGCAATTTTATTTACTATTGGGTGAGGATGATTTTGTAAAAAATTTTTAGTAAAGGAAGGTGCTTGTGTTTTTTCGGTTCTATCATAATCTAAATTTAGTTTGTCAAAAACTTGGGCGATCGATCGTGCTGCCCATATTTGAGTATCTATTCCTGTTTCCTTTTTTACTGCTAATAATGATGATTGCTCTTCTGCAACTAATTGCTTCTTCAATTGGCTGGCTGCTTGGACGTCTACACGGACACCTAAGAATTTCATATCGACGAGGCAAGGAAAGAGTTGAGTCTCGAGATCGAAGATAGATTTTATATCTTGTATATCTATTTCTTTTTTTAATTCTTGCCACAAGGCTAAAGTGATTTCTGCATCCGCTTCTGCATAAGAACCTACATAAATGGCAGGTAGTTTATACATTTCTGCCTTGGCGTCAACACCCCAATCTTTTGCAGCTGCATATAAATCTGTTTCATTCTTACCTTTACCGGTGTATCTTTTAGCACAATTGTTTAAGTCATAACGCATTTGATTTTCATCAACAAGGGCCGATGCAATCATCGTGTCCACAATTCTACCGTTGACACTTAAACCGAGCGCTCTAATCCAACACACGTCATACATGGCGTTGTGAAATATTTTAATAGCAGGAGTGTTAAGTACATCTTGAAACCATTTTAAAACTTTCTTACGATCCATGTTACCACCACCCTCGTGGGCTATTGGATAGTATCCGGACCAACCGGTTACAGCTACAGCTATACCCACTACGTCTCCGTTACCTACAATGGAACCTGATCCCATTTTCATTAGATCTGGATCTTTTGTTTCTAAGTCAATTGCAATCTCATCATATTTAGATAAGTCTGGAAAAGACTCTGGTGGTAACCACTCTGTTTGTGGTTTAAATAGAGGTATCTGCATCGTAATCCCTTTCAAGTATCATTTCTAAATAATGTATTGCTTTTTCTATGTCTTGCGCTTTGCCCTTCGAAGAGTGCCTGCAAATATATTTTATAGCGTTGCCCTCCGCAAAAAGTAATCTGTTTTCGTTTATAAACTCTGCAGGTTGTATTTTCATTTTTCGATAATGTTTCCCACCTACCTGATCTTCTAAAGAGTTGTATGTTGTTGATTTAAACATGTTTTTGTCCGTCATAGTATGTATCCTTTCTCATATTTTTTGGGTTCGATTATGTGCAAATTTTCTTTTGTCCTAGTTGCACCTACATAGAACAATCTATTTTCATCGTCTGGATTTTTTTCATAACTTCTCATAGTGTTCACAGTAAGATCAGTAAGTAGTACGACGTTAGTTGCTTCACCACCTTTGGCTGCATGAATAGTAGACAATTCTATTCTAGGTTTTTCATTTAATTTTTCTCCGTTCTTTCTCATCTTCCTAAGATAATCTACCTTAGTTTGTCCTGCATTGTCAAACGCTTCGTACCATATTGTTTTAACCTGTAGTCCATAGTCATTTACAAGTTGATCTATTCCATAAAAAGATCCTTTAGCCATACCTTTTATTTTTTTAGCATGCCAATGTTTAGGTCCCATAAATTTAATTATGTTTTCTATTTCTTTGTAAGAAACTAATTGTCCTTGTCTTAAATGTTCCCAGGATGTAGCTGCTTTGTGTAAATCTTTTTCATTATTTCTTTTATATCTATTTTCATAATATAATCCTTGTCTGTACAAAGACTCTTCTATGTCATTTAACATGTGTCTTGTTCTACTAAGAACTAACCAATCACCTCTAGACATGTCCACACTATCTATATCAAAATGTCTTTGTAGTCTTCCTTCGTTAATTCTAGGTTTCCAAGACTTATCTATTCTATTTTTAATTTTATTTATTATACCCATAGCTAAACCATGAACTTTAGCAGGTATTCTATATGACTGTGTTAACGGCAGATACTGACCTTCTAGAGCTATAAAAGAATCTACATCAGCTCCAGCCCATCTAAAAATAGCTTGATCATCATCACCTGCAATAAAAGAATCTTTGGTTTTATTCCAAATAGCTTTTGCCATGTCCCACTGCATTAGTGATAGATCTTGTGCTTCATCAATAAATACTACATCAAACTTTGGTGATAGATCAGACTTTGTAAAGTCTAGTATCATGTCATTAAAATCTATTAAATTGTATTCTTTTTTGTATCTTTTTATTTCATTGTATATAATTCTTAGTTGGTCTCTTTCTAAATCCTGTGTGTGTTCAGCTAAATCAAATTGTTGTTCTGGTGTTATATTTCTAAGTTGTGCTAATTGTATAATTCTTAAATACTCACTATCAGAACTAAATACACCACCTTGTTCTTCTTGATAATCTGCATACGTTACAGGAAAACCTAACTTACTACCCAGGTCTTTGTAATGTCTTGATTGCATAACTTGATCTTTTTTTAATCCTAACTTTCTAAACGCTAACGAGTGTAGTGTTCTAAAATAAGGTAGATCATCTTCTGTTAAATTAAATTTTTTAATAGCTTCATCTCTTGCATGGTTTGCAGCTTTCTGTGTGAATGCAAAGTATCCAACTTTATCTGGATCTGTTTGTTTAAGATAGTCATCAACTTTATTTAGTAACGTTGTAGTTTTCCCTGTTCCTGGTGGTCCTAATACTATTGTTCTCATACAGTTACCAATATCCATGCAGCTGTAAGAACTACTAATAAAATTAAATCATCTGTTGCATTCATTTTTTTTTCACCCTCGCATTAAAGTTCATTACATAGTTGTCGTGTGATGTACCTATTTTTGTTTTTTTAGTGTTAGTTATATTTATACTTTGATTTGCGTGCTGCAAATTTGATGGTCGATAGTCCAAAGGATTATTATCTTCATGATGAACTATTTTAAATTTTTCTGGTAAAGGGTTTTCAACAAAAGCATTTGCAACAAGAACATGCACAGACGGTTTAAGATCTACTATTTTACCATCAAGTTTATAAGATAGATGACATATAGGGTATTCACCACCTTGTGGCACTCTAATTGTTTTTATTTTTTTATTAAAACTATCGTAAAGATAAGGAAACACCTTACCGAGATCAGGCATGTAAGGATTTATTCCCCCTGTTTTCCATAAGACGTATCTTTTCTTAGGTAGATTAGTTAATTTTTTCTCTGTAAAATGAGAGTTTTTAGCTTCATCTAAATAAATAAAATCTATATTTTTTTCTTTTTGTATAAAAAGATTATGTTCAGGAAATAAAAATAATTGATCTCTTGTCAAAATATATCCTTTGGTTTTAATTCTTTTTGATTGTATTCATCTTCTTTTTTATCAAATTGTTTTACCACAAATACAGAAGTTCTTTCTTTACCTATACGTTTGTCATCACAGTTACATGTTTCTTTTAACATCTGTGCTGTACGCGAGTATGGTACGTCCCAACGTTTTCTAATTAAAAATTGATTATAAAATCTATCAAAAACAAAATGGTGATTTCCTTCACTGGTCCACACACCACCTTTTCTTAGATCGTTTTTATCTGTAGATACTTGTCTGTTTAAACAATACTCTTCCAAATGATTTTGTAATTGATCTTGTGTAGTTACACCTTCTGGTGGATCTATTGGTTCGTGATTCTTCATCAGTGGATTTATTATCATGTCCCAATCTTTAGGTTTCACTGTTGGTGGTTTAAAATCTAATTGTTCCATACATGCTTCTTGAAATAAACTTTGTTGTTTTAAAAATTTTACGTTCTCCAGGTGTAGTCGTTGACCATCTACGTTTAAATAATAGTATGGTTTTTCTAATTTAATTTTTTGTAAGTCAGTCAATGCAGGAAATACTATCTCTTCACCAATACCAAACTTTCTTTCTCTACATAATTTTTTATCACACAAGTTACACATTGGTGTGTCATTACATTTATAACCCCATTCTTTTTTATCATGCTGACGTTTAATTATTTCTACTTCAGACTCACTCAATGGTACAGTTGATGCTGTTGCGTTAAACAATGTCATCTTACTTTTCCATTCTGCAGGCCATTTCTTTTTAGCGTACACACCAAAATGAAACATAGAATTGTTACGTCCACCCTCTGGTATTTTATTCATAGCCATAAGTTCTATGCAAGGTGGTGCATCATCATATTCTGATTTAGGTCTTTCTATTTTTACAAAATCAAGATCGTATTGTTTTATCTCATTGTAGATTGTGTAAAATTCTTCTAGTGTTGCAGCCTCACCATCTTGTTTAAATGCATAACGTGTAGTTTGATTACCGTTAAAGTAAGGTAAGTTTAAAAAATTACCTGTGTCATCTGTTGATTTTAATTGTATTTGTTTTGGAAAAACTTCGGACCCGCCGTAGCCTAGTAGTGTTTTTATTTCTGTTAGTTTATCTCTCATTCTTTCTGCAGATACGGGTTTATCTGTAAAGAGGAAGACGTGAGCACCACCGCTCTTTGACCTACACACAGCCAGAGGCAGTTTAAATTGTTTTATCTTATCTATTAATTTTTTATGATCAAAACCTGCATATGAATCTATGTCTACACATCCCCATACACATTGGTTATTTTCATTGATAGGTATTATACCTAAACTTTGTGTGCCTTTTAAATGCATCTCCCAAAGTTCCGTGGTCACTGGTTGACGTACTACGAATGATTGTCCTTTAAGCTTGACACCGTTTTCTGCCGGTGCTGTAACTTTGGTACAACCATGCGCACGTTCCAATCCTTTAAATATCTTTTCAAACA